AAAAATGAAGTGACAGCATTTGCCGTAATCTTCTCAGAAGTAATAGCACCTGCCGCAATCACATCAGATGTAATGGCATTTACGGCAATCTTTGCATTCGTTACAGCGTCATCAGCCAGCTTTAATTCGCTTATAGCGCCATCTAATATCTTTGATGCAGTTATAGCGCCTGCTGCGATAACAGCGCCCTGAATGGCATCTACGGCTATCTTAGCGTTAGTTACAGCACCAGCAGCAATCTGCGTGTTTGCAATTGTTCCTTGCAAGTCAACTGTGGAAACTGTGGCAATAAATGCAGTCCCGGTATATCTGTACGTTTTATTGTCTGTCGTTAAGAATACCTGGCGACCTTGGAAGTTACCTGTTGTTGGTAATACTGTAACGATCTCAATCGGGCGCAAGTTACTTGGGAAGTTGGCAGCAGCCAAAGCGCCAGACACATCCGCAGCAGGAATAGAGGTGACAAAAGAAGTTCCTGTGTAACGGTATAACTTGTTGTCAGTAGTTAAAAATAATACTTGCGGGCCAGTATATCCAGAGGGATTGGGCAATACAGTAACTACGGCAATCGGCTCAATGCCTTCAGCAAATGAAACAGCGTCTACAGTTCCTGCTTCAATAGAGAAAATGTCATCAGTCCAAGAGGATGTGCCAGCGTCCCATCTCCACAGCTTATTGTTGGTGGTGTCGTATTTAATTTGTCCGTTAAAGTCCCCAACAGCAGGCAAAGACGATACAGGCTCAATTCCATAAGCGCCAGCCTCACTAAACAGGTTGTTTACTTCTTCACTAAATGAATCAGAATCAACAAATAATGTTGTAGCAGATGCAACGGTTGAGAAGTCGGATACATTGCCGCTGTAATCAACGGACTTCAGCCAGTAGTATTTTAAGACGTTGTATCCAAGACCAGTTCGGCTAAAATAATCGCCACCGGCAACTGCTACTTGTGTTGCTGTTTCAACATTGTTTACACTGTTTTCCCATACTTGAACATGACTATAATCAGGGTCAGTAGGACGAACCCAACTCAATGTTATTTCGCGCAAGCTGCCAGTAGCAACAACTGATTCTGGAATAGCAGGAGGATCAATATCGCCTTCCGCAAGACCTGAAATAGTAATAAAATTACTTCTAACGCCAAGATCATTTATTGCTCTAATTCGGATATTGTAATTAGAACTTGGAGTTATGCTTTTTATTATGTATTGCGTTGTAGAAACAAATGCCGAATTGTAATCAGGCTCATCTGTTTCAGTAGGTGAATCAATTGATCCGTAATCAAGCAGCACCGAAGCAGCATCGACAATCAAACCGTAGTTTTCACTAACCTCATATTCTGATGCAATACTCCCGTAATCTACAATTGCAGATCCGCGTTGATATTGCACCTCATATCTACTTACAAAAGAATCAGCACTGGCAGTCCAATTAAGTCTTAACGATGGGAGCAAAGTTCCGTCATCGGCTATAACTGTAGTTGAAGTTGCCGTTAAATTGGTTGGTGGGGCCACAGCAAATGGATTTGGCAAATTAGTATCTGGATATACTTTCTGCTCTGCTGCCAAGTCATAAGTGTAAATTGTCGAGTCGTACTCTAACAACGAAACCGAGCAAGTTCCGTCATAATTCATAGAGATAGATTCAATCTGGAATGGCTTTGCAACCCAGCCTGGAGTAGAGTGAGTAACACTGACAACATCAGCAACAGATAACTGTAATGCTTCACTGGTAGTTCTAAATGAGCATCTAATAGCGTTTCGTGACCGCTTTAATATTACGCGCGCTAAGTCTCTGGCAATATAATAGTTAGCAACAGTTTCCAACTCTATTTCACTAACTAACAATGTGCCGTTATCTTCACTTAGAAATTGGCTTTCTTCATCCGATCCTGCTTCCGGCCAAACAGCTTGGTCAGGCTGATAATCTACTTCTGGGTTAGCAAACTTAACTACAACTCGGTTAAACTTACTTTCTTTAGACTCACCCTTAATTTGTAGCCCGCCAATAATGGTATCTGTATCAAATTCGTAAACGCTTGATCTGGCTTTATCAATAATAAGACTGTACTTGCCTTGATTGTAAGGAAGAAATCCTCTGCAACCCATCAGCATTTTTTCTAAGTTATCAAAAATACTTTCATTAGTTTGTAAAACTGCGTTAGTTTGAAATAAGTTTCCTGCTGATCCTCCGTCATACAATACTACAGAAGCATCACAATCATTTGCTGCGGCAGAAAAGGCGACATCATCAATCGCTGATAAAGGCAATCCTTTACCATAACGGTTATTTGTTAAGTAATCTCGAATGCATAACGCTGGATTATTGCTGTAAGCTGTATTTCCGGTTCTAGGGTCATAAACTTTGCGACCCCTTACAACTGCGGTAATGTCTGGAACTCCCTGAAATACATCAGAGTCCCATTTAAGTTTAATAGCAAGATAAGCTACGCCTTGCAGCCTATGATTGCTAGTCCATCCAGCATTAGCTTCTGTTAACACCGGGTCGTAAGATTGATCATCCGCGCCAAGGTGAACATTAATGTCGTATAGTCCAGAATATTTTGGATCACTAATTGGAACGTCATCAATGTAAATATTACTAATAGACTCAACTTCACCCTCAGCCATTACCAAAGCTATGTATAAAAATTCGTTTTTGTCTCCACCAGGGAAATCTTTAGTCGATACAAATACTCTTACGCCACCAACTCTGCGATCCCCATAAATAACCGGAATAGGCTCAATGTTAGATTCTTTGTTGACTAGAACGCCAGCCATTGCATCCGCTGCTGCTTTAGCGGCTTTCATAGCTTTCTTCGTCATTACATACGAAACACCTACAGTGGCAATAACTATTGCTGCTAACAATGCCATTATTTACGTCCCCACTTCAAATCTTTGATAGTTTTAGCCGCAAATTCAAATCCTTCATCATTAGGAAAATAAATCTTTTGGGAGTTGTCGTTTGTTTTTCGGCCATTCTCTTTTTCAAAGTCTTTCCAGTGAGATGCAATTTGCACTGTTACTGTACTTTCTGACTTAGAATCTTGAATGTCGTAGTTAGTTATCACTCCATTGAAAACAAGTATAGGACTTCCGATAACAACATCATTGTCGTCTAGTACTGCCCGGTAAATTCTGGCAGGAACGTCTATGTAGTTCTGGGAAAGAAACAAGCTGACATAAGATTGCTCAACGCCAGATAATGTTATATCTACAGTATTGACGCGCAAATCAGATGTTTCTTTTACATCTCCAACGCCCAAGAAATGGGGGCTGCTATTCCAAGTAGCCGACAATGCGGAGATGTCTCTATCCCAATCTGTAAGATATAATACGGAGCTGAAGTCAAAGCGAATTAGGGTGGCAAGGTTAAAGTCATCCTTTGCAAGTTCTGCAATGGTTGCTGAGTCGATTAATCTGGTCATTAAACTGCCTCTATGAAATCTACCTCATAGTCTAACAGAGAAGATGAACTTAAAGAATATTCCTGCACATCGTTATCTAAACGAACTAGAAATGGCACATTATCATAAGTAACGCCAAGATTGTTTGTAAGTGCTACCCTTAATGCTGGCTGAATAGATAATGTACCGGGGCCAGTAAGGTCAGCGGTAATCATGTAAACCTTGGAGTGATTATCAAATTTAACCATATCGCCTGCTTTTAAAGTACCACTTAAACCGTCAATTACTACAGATGTAGCGCCTATTGAAGCCGTGCCATTTGTTAATACTGCGCCAGAAGCCGTGCCACTTTTTGCGCTTATTTCTGGCAAGACAATAGAGAATGTTTCAGCCATACCCCGCTGAGACATAATAAAAGCGAGTACTGGAGCAAATTCAGAGCGGCTTAATCTTGAGTAATCTGCTGAAAACTCAAACCGTTGACCGCCAATATTCCTAACTTGAGTTCGGCCAGATAGACTTTCGCTAGAAAGATTGTAGTGCTGACTCTTAAACCCTACAGATTTAAATATGGGTGATGCCGGGTATGTTCCACTCATGCTAAAGATGCTCTTCCGCGATCATTGACCGCTTGGTTAATCATAGAGATAATCTGACCTCTGCGAGAATTAAGCAGCCTGTCAAACCCGGCGGTGTCGTTAGCTTGAATACTGAAGTTTACACTTACATTCTGCTGTACTGTCTCACCTTGCGATCCAACTGCTTTCTTTAGGTTCTCATTAGTCGCTATTCTACCAGAAGTTCCCATAGTTAATAGCTCTGGGCCGCGCTCACCAACAAGATAAGACTCACCGCCCCTAACCTGACCGCCCAATGCTCTACCCATGCCTGCAATAGTTTGCCCAGCAATAATACCAACATTAACTGCACCCATAGCTTGAATCATACCGGCATAAGGTACACCGGCAATTGGGCCAAGACCAATTGGAGGCGGAGCTATTGCAGCAGCAGCAGCAACTTGCGTGTTCATAATAGCACTTGCAATGGCAACGCCCTGCTGAACCAAGAATGCCGCTTTATAGGCCGCAGATTCTTTTCCGTAAGCATCTGCTGCCATTTGCGCCATATTGCTAGAAAGGCTTGATGCTTGCGTTAATATTGTCTGGTTCAAAGAATTTTTTGCAGTTGCCAAATCTTTTTCTTTCTGCAACTTTTCATTATTTTGTTCAGCAAAGAATTTTGTTAATCCTTCTTCGTTCTCCATGAGCAATTCATTTCTTTCATTTGCTGCGTTAAGAACAATTTGCGTTTTAGCTGTTTCATATTCTTGCAAGGAAATTAATCCTTCACCTCTTTGCTCTTGTAAGCGAGCTAATGCTTCTGCTTCATAAGAGTCAATTAATTGATTTTGTGACATTACTGATCTTTCAATAATCAATAGCTCACTTTGCGCCTGCTCTTTATCCGATCTTAGCTTCTCTGCTTTTCGTTCCAATTCCTTATTAAAGAATGCATCTAAATCGCTTTCAAGTTTTTCAGCAGTTTCAGTTTTCAAAGCACTTAATTTTTCATCAAGTTTTGCTGCTTCTTTTTTAGCTATAGCATTCGCTTTAAGTGCATCTATTTCTTTTTGGAGTGCAATAGCGCCAGCTAAATTGCCTTCTGTCACTCCGTTTTTAATAGCTTGATATGTAAGCAAAGCATCGCCATTTAAAGTCAATTGAATATATTCATCACTTAACTTTTCAATGTAATCATTTTCGGCTTTAGCCGCTGCAATCGTGTCTGGAGTAACTCCCTTTAAAATGTCTTGGTACTTCTTTAAACTTATCTTAGCCTCATCCGAAACTGCCGCTAATTCTAAAAGCTCCTCGTTTAATCTTCGAGTGCTTTCCGTTCCCAAAAAAGCACCTTGAGCAGCTAAAGTTGTATTTAATTTCTTTATTGCCTTTTCGGTAGATATAATAGTTTTTTCATTCTTAGCCATTTCCTCATACATAGAAATTGCTAAATATGCTTTTT